CAGTACGCCGCCTCTCCCGTCCTCGAGAGCCAGCGCAGGTACACGCCCTTGCCTCTCTCCCTGGTGTCAGGGATGAGCGTCATCTCGCGTGACGACACCTGCGACTGCACACCCTCCTGCAGATGGTAGAGCCAGCTGACACGGCCCTTCAGGATCCTGCCGGCGCGGAGCTGCGCCATGGCCGTCGTGCTGATGGCGTTGGCCACGGACACCTCGCGGCCCTTGCCCGTGTAGTTGCTCTGGAACGTAGGCTGCCTGGTCGAGCCGTTGAAGACTGTGCTGAAGTCGCCCAGGACGCTCTGCCACATGTTGATGCTCTGCGGGTAGTTCACGAACACCCTGCGGGTCACCTTGCCCCCGTAAACCTCCGTCGGGTCGAGCATGCCGTACATGCCCTGGATGTCCGAGGTCACGCTCAGGACCGTCGTCCCGTTCACCGTCACCTGCAGCGAGAACACCGCCGCCAGGGAGCGCCCTGCGGCGCCGGTGGAGTACGGGATGTTGTTCATGATGAGGTCCGGTCCGGGCGAGAGCATCTGCATGATGCGGCTGATGTCGAACTCTGCGTACCCGTTGTTCAGGTAGCGCGTCTCGGTATGCGACCGGCTGCCGTTCGAGGTGCACGTCACCGTGACCTGCACGGGCAGGGCGGACGTCGTCGAGCAGTTCACGACCACCGGCTGCCGGGAGTAGATGAACGCCACGTTGTTCGGGTACTGCACGGTACCGCTGTATGGCGTGGAGAATGATGATGATCTCATGTCTATGCTTCTATCTTGATTGGTTCGTTGATGATGAGGCGGTCGGTGACGAGCACCTCGTAGCGGCTGAGGATCCTGTCGCCGATGCGGTCGATGGCCTTCTGGATCTCGGGCGAGTAGATGTCCGCGCGTCCGCCGCTGCGGTAGAGCGCCGAGCCCTGGTGGATGATGGTGTGCGCGACGGCCCACTTGTTAAGGTCGAGGCCTCGGTTGTCTATCCACTCCCCGATGAGGTCCGCGAACCACTTCGGCGTGCTCTTCGGCTTCCTGCTCCACGGACGGCTTCCGGTCTCCAGCGTGGCGAACGCCTGGCGGCCCGTCAGGACTCCGGCCAGGCCCTGGACGCTGACCTGCATGGAGTCGCGCGTCCTGCCCGTCACCACCTTGTCGGCTGACGCCATGTTCTCGGCGATGCGGCCGCGCAGGGCCTCGAGCTCCTCGAGGAGTATCTGCCTGATCTCGTCGTCCATCATGGCCTAGTCCTCGCAGCGTCCGGGCAGCTCCGTGGCGCGGAAGTCCATGAGCACCCAGACAAGGTTCCCGTCCTGCGTGTCGTAGAGCACCTGGTAGCTGAAGGACCCGATCTGCTCCCACAGCCCCGAGGCGTTCATGCGCCCGATGAGGTCGCGGCACATCCCGAGCAGCTCCTCCACCTTGTCGAGGGTCTTCTCGGGATCATTGTCGAAGCGGATCGCGTCGGCGAAGCCCACCTGGACGCGGCGCGTCCTCGTCTCCGCCTGGAAGTACAGCGACCCGACGGTGTTCACGCTGCCCTCCGACGTCTGTATGTGAAGGCATGCCGGCATCTTCCTGTCCCTCCGCATCCTGTCGGTCCTGGTGTTCAGGTAGTAGGGCGTGCCGTAGCAGTAGTGCGGCGTGATCTCCGCCGCCAGCTTCTTGATCTCTCTGTCCGTGTTCATCGTGTATGTCTGTTCATTTCGTTCTGCACTCGCTGGAGGCGCTTCTGGTACTCCGCCTCCTCCATGTCATTCTTGCGGCACTGGTAGATGCGGAGCCACGGTGTGGCGAACGCCTCGTCGTGGTTGCTGATGCCCATGCGCCGCGCGTACCAGTCGGCCAGGCCGAACATGCCGAAGTCCAGCTTCTCGATGCCCGCCGTGATCTCCGCCGCGGTGTGCTCCACCGCCAGCTCCGCGAACAGGCCGGCGATGCGGTTCTGCTCCCTGACCACCATGTTGCGGAGGCCGAGCATCGGCAGCGCCGGCGCCCTCATCGCCCAGTCCGCGCTCCTGTCGAGCAGCACCTCGGCGATGGCCGCGAATATGCCCTTGTTTGCCCCGATCTCCTCCAGCATGACCAGTTGCTCCAGCGTGAGGTCATTGAGGTCCTGGGGGGCCTTCCTGCCCCCGATGCGGGCCGGACACGCCACGCCCTTCAGAGCCTTCACCTGATCGTCCTCGAGGTAGGGCTCCCAGCGCAGCACGTCGGCCACCGTGTCCATCTTGAATCGTTTTATCTTCATCGTTTCAGTTTTGCTATTCGTGTCGTCGTGTTCTTCGGCGGGCGGAAGTCAGCCAGCTGCCCGAAGGCCGCGTAGCGCATCGCGTCCATAGCATGGTCGAAGTCCTTGATCGGCTGGTTCAGCCGGTTGCCGTCGCGGTCAGTGTCCCAGAGGTAGTTGCGCAGCTCGTGGATCACGTTGACGCTCCGCTTCGTGACCTTGATGGCCCAGCCCTGCATCCATGAGATCTGCGCCTCGATCTCCTTGCCCTTGTAGCTCGGGAAGACGTTGAAGCCCGCGAGCTTGATCTCGTCGTTGGACTTCGGCTCGGCGCAGTCGGCATACAGCCTCGGGCCACGCTTCGGGAAGCCGTGGGCGTTGAGCGCCGCGATGATGTCGTAGTTGTGCATGCCCGGGCCGTAGAACATCTCGTCCACGTAGAGCTCCTTGCGCCTGATGTCGGCGAGGATGTCCACGCCGGCCGTCTTGCTGTTCGTGAAGCCGTAGTCCAGTCCTCCGATGCGGATGAGCCCGTGAGGGTCCGGCATGCGGTCGATCTGCTCGAACTCGTAGATGACGCCCTCCAGCTGTCCCGTCAGTCCGAGGCCATAGACGCGCCACCAGTTCCGGTTCTTCTTGCCCTTCTCGATATCCTCGATCTGCGCCTGCGTGAGGAAGCGGTTATCCTTGTAGGTGCTCACGATCGTGCGGTACCTGGCGTCAGCGGCGAGCTCGGTGTGCGCCCAGAACTCGTGCGTTGGGTTGTAGTCCACGATGACGAACTCGCGCGTCCTGATCATGAGCTGGTTCGCCGTCTCCCACCTGATGTTCTGGCCCTCGTTGATGAACAGGATGTCACGGGATGGTCCGTGCACCCTCAGAGGGCTGTCGCAGCTGAAGAACTCGATGATCGTGCCGGAGGCGAAGGCGAACGTGCAGTCCGTCGCATTCCACCTGGAGTCGTCCTTGAGAATGCCGGCGATGATGCCCTCGTCCTGGAGGATCCTCTCGAAGTCGCGGATCGCTCCCTTCTTCAGGTGCGGCAGGGTCTCCGAGACCACGGAGATGAGCTTCTTTGCCGTGAGGGCCACAGCGAGGAACACGAGGAACTGCAGCGCGCTGTACGTCTTTGTGCTTCTCGTACCTCCGCGGCTGTCCACGCCTCTGAGTCCGTCCCTGTATGCCCTGGCTATCTCGTCGAATACCCTCGTGGTCTCCATGCCCTGTTATTGCGTCTTGTCCTTGTCCATTATGTCCTGGAGCACCTGGGCGGTCTCCGGGTTCGTCACGTTCACCGTGACGCCCTTGACCTCGGCGCTCACGTCATGCTGCAGTTTCTCGGCGTAGCCCCTGTCGCGGCCCTTCGTCTTCATGTAGAAGATCGTCGAGGCCTCGGAGCCCTGGTCGATGAGCTTGTAGAGCTTCGTCTCCACGAAGTCCACCGCCACGTCCGAGATCTCTCGGCAGGCGGCGTCGAACTCCGGGTACATCTCGCGCCAGCGGTATATCGTCGAGCGCTTGACGCCGATCATCTGAGCGGCCGGAGTCACCACGCCCAGCGTCTTCTCGAAGGCCACGAGGAAGTCAGCCATGAGCTCCTTGCGTCTCGCGGCTGAGTATTTCTGTGCCTTGTGGTTTTCTACACTCATATCAGTTTATCTTTGTGGCCTTGCGGCCTGTGTATTTCTCCCAGCGGGCGATGATCACGTCGCAGTATCTCGGATCGTACTCCATCGTCCGGCATGTTCTATCGAGCTGCTCGCATGCCATCAGGGTGCTCCCCGAGCCTCCGTGAGCTCCGGTGTGTCCCTCATGCTCTCGGCGAGGTTGCGGAGTTCCCTGTGGCCCCATTTACGTGGGTTCCGCGGTACTCCCGGGATCTGCCCGGTGTTCGGATCCAGGAGGCCGATG